ATCGAAGATTGGGATAGTATCATACTGAGCTTCCAACCGCAGGCTGTTTTCACTTGGCCATCTGCGCCTGCGGGTGGGCAATTTGGGATGGTATTTGGCGACGAAAATTACGCGCTAACGTGGTTCTTTGCGGCGGATTTGTTTTCTAAGGAGCGGATCACGTCTCAAACGACGACGCCGACGGATGCGAATTCGGTATTGTTGGCAGGCGCGTTGGGTGAGCGTAGTATACGGTTGGCGCGGCGTAGTCAGGGTCCTATCGTAGATGCGGCGGAGGTTTGGGTTTCGCATAGCGGTCATTCGCCTTGGCCAATACGTGTGTATCGTAGTTGGACGAGTGGTATAACGAATTTGACGGTAAGCGCTAATGTGTACGGGTTTGGGAGACGATAATGATAACGGTTGGAGTAGCGTTACATGGCATCTGAAATCCACCTGACGTTGACGGGCGACTTCGAGGCGGAGAACTATCCGTTCTGGGCGATGCGGCGTGTCATATCGTCTATGCTCCCGCTGGCGGAGCGTGGCGGGCGGCGTGCGAGCGTGGTGGCGGTGAAGAATCAGCCGACACACGATTACCGGCTGAAGATTTGGCTGGAGTCGGGCGCACACGTCGGCCCGCTGAACGTCGAGTTGAACGGGCAGGAGTTTGAGCTCGAGGATCGCGGGCGCGGATTCTTTCAGGGCGCAGTAAACGCCCGGGATTTGACGCGCGCGCTGGATGGCCCGCCGCCGTGCGAGGAATTCGAGGACGAGAATTTCGATCCTGACATTTATCTGGACGCCTGCATCGAGACGACGTTTCAGCCGCAGCCGAACGGGTGGATGTGGCGTGGCGACGTGTCGGGCTTCCCGTCGTGGATGCGGGCGCGGTCTATCGAGGTGACGCCGCCGACGACGACGGGCGGTTGGCACTATATTAAGCTCGACGCCCTCGGGGTGGACCCATACGGAGACGCGACGACGATTCCCGCCGTGCGGGTGAACGGGATCTGGTGCTTGGCGCATCCGCTTGTGGACGAGTGGGATTCGGAGAATCGGGGCAGCTGGGGCGGGCGGTGGTCGCTGACCTGCGCGCCCGACGATTTGGCGCTGATACGGCAGTATGACCATACGACGGAGCTAGAGGACGAGCCTGTTCCGCCGCGCTCGGTATGGGCGCTGTGGAGTCTGCATCAGATGGTCGGGTTGCCGCGCGCCGAGTATGACGAGTGGAAGAGGGACGTGAAGAACTGGACGCGCGCGGTGTCGGGGCTGTCGATGCTGCAAGGGCAGGTGGATGAGGTATCGCGGCGTGAGCGAGAATCCGAGAGTGCGATAGTGGCGCACAAACGGATAGCGAAAGTTCTCAAGGCCCGGTCGGATGAAAGGTCGTGGGCGAAGGCGCGCGAGGAGGAACAGAAGGCGCGCGAGCATGACGACCTCAAGCGGCGCGCGAAGGATCGGCTGGTCGGAATGCGAGTCAAGCTCAATGAGTTGTACAAGCTGCACGATGAGGCGCTGATGGGCTGTACGACACGCGAGGCAAAATACGAGAGCGCTATCGCGCAGATGTTTCCGGACTACTCGCTATGACGGTGCAAGAGCGGAACGACAATCTGATATTATATCGGATAGACCAGCTGGAGAAAGTCTTGCACGAGTATCTACGCGAGGCTAAGCAGGAGCGTCGGGATATGCAGGTGCGTATCACGCGGCTCGAAGAGCGACAGAAATTTCTAGAAAAGGCTCTGGTGGCGGCTGGCATAGTGGCAGCTGGCGCTGGGGCTGGACACATACCTAGCTTTTTGTGAGGAGATGATGATGGAGACGATACCCTACGACCCGCCGGAAGCTACCGAGCCTGCGCCGGAGACGATACCGCAGCCTCCGACGACTACGCCTGACACGGCGCAGCTTGAGCCGCGAAAGCGCATACCCGCTGCGAATATCCCGCCTATCGCGCCACAAGAGACGTTCTTCGACGTGTGGAACGGCGCGGTGGAGGCTTTCAAGGCGGCGCGTCAGCGCGCCCGCGATGCGGTGGCTGAGGTGGAGCGCGTCGAGGAATCGCGTGTGAAGCTCGCGGCTGAGGCGCAGCTCATCAACGAGCAGGTGGCAAAGGCGCACCATGGGCTGAACGTGGCGGAGGAAGAGAGCAAAATCGCGGCGCGCCACCTGCACGGCGTCCTCTCGGACTACATAGGCTCGTAGCTTGGCGACGCTGGCTGAGTTTCGCGCGCAGTTTCCTGAGTTCGCTGGGCGAGCTGATGAGCTGGTGTCGCGCGTACTCGTGACGGCGCGCGCGCTGCATGGCCTGAGGGGTCTGGCCACGCTGTACTGTGCAGCCCACCTGCTGGAGCTAGACGATGGGACTGAGCAGCCCGACGGAGGGTACGGTGAGGTCGTGTCGGAGACGGTGGGTGGGCTGTCGTCGCGGTACAAGCCGATGGCTGAAGCCAATCGGCAAGTGTTTTTCGCGACGACGACTTACGGTCGGATGTTTCTGGCGCTGGAATCACGGTCGGCGTATGGCGCGCCGATACGGGTGTACTGATGCCGGTGACGGCGCGTGTCGAGGGGGGTCGTCGTTTGGACGCGGCGGTTCGGCGGGCGCTGTCTGCGAGCGGTGTGAAGCGTGTCGAGGTGGGATTCTTCTCGACAGCGCGCTATCCTGACGGGACGCCCGTGGCGCAGGTGGCGTTACAGAACGAGTACGGTTTTCACGCGCCCGGCGGCGTGCCGATTCCCGCTCGTCCGTTCTTTCGCCAGGCGCTCGGCGCGGTCGAGGACGACGTGGTACGGCTGGTCGCGCGTCGCGTGGATTCGGATACGATGGTTGCCACACCGCAGCTGGCGGACGAGGTTGGGACGCTGGTGGCGGGCGCGGTGCAACAGCGTATTGTTGACCTGCGCGAGCCGCCGAACACACCGCTGACGGTAGCGCGGAAGGGCAGTTCGAACCCGCTGATAGATACCGGGCAGATGCGGCTGTCGGTGACGTGGAGGGTGGTCTGATGCGGCAGGCGCGGATGGCGCGGCGGATCACACAGGGGCGCGCGAACGGCAACGTGGTCACGGTGTCTGTGCAGACTGCGGGTTCGCGCTCGGCGTCGGGGGTATGGATGCCGGACGCGCCGACGACTACGACGATGCTGGCAGCGACGACTCCACTCACGGGCGAAGAGAGGGACGTGCTACCGGAGTCGGCGCGGCTGTCGGATGCGCGACGATTCTGGCTTACGACGCCGGCTGAGCCGCTTCGAGTCGGCGCGGCTGGGCCGACGGAAGGTGACCTGATTGAGTACGATGGCGTGAGCTGGCGAGTTTTGCGAGCTGAGAGTTGGCCGGGCTATTGGGTCGTGGTAGGTGTGCGAGGCGAACGTGACAATCCCTAATGTCGACGTTGGGGTCAGTCAGGACGTCGTCGACGCGGCGGCGCGGGGTTATGTGGCCGCGGGGTCCGGATTGGCCGGGGAATTAGTCGTTCCCGGTGATTCGGATGGGCCGGCGCCGGCAGAGCTTTACGCGACGGTTCTGCTCGTGTCGAGCCAGCGCGAGGGAAGGGCGCAGGTGCGATACGAGGGCGACCGCGCGACGACGATAGCGAGCTATGCGGTGGTATATCAGGTGCAGTGGTATCGCGCGGGCGCGTACGAGGCGGCGGCGCGATTCAGGCAGTGGACGGAGTCTCCCGGCGGCGTGATGCAGGCGCGACAGCGCGGGCTGCACTACTCCAGCTGCTCGGATGTGACGCAGATAGACTCGATTATCTCGGCGGAGTGGGAGGAGCGGGCTGCTGTGGATTTAACCGTTGGCCACTACCGGACGCTGATGCAAGAAGTAGGACAAATCGAGAGCGTGCTGTTCAGCGTTAACGGCGGGGTGCAGGAGCTTGTACGATGACGATGGCGACTGACGCGAATGTACGGATTTCCGCAAGTCTCGCCAGCGACGCTGGCTTGAAAGTGGACTTTGGGCGGTCGCTATATCTAGCGCAGGACAGCAGTACGCCGACGACTGCGGCCGCGATAGCGCAGCAGCGCTCGACGCGGGGGGCTACGGCGTTCGCTACGGCTACCGCGGTGGATGCAGCGTATCCCGCGGGGAGTCAGCCGCGCGAGGCGGCGGCGGTCTACTTTCAGCAGAGTCCGTATCCGAAGAATCTGGTGATCGGGCAGCAGATAGCGACGGCGCAAGATGGCTATGTGTTCGGGTTCGACCCTGGCACGGTCGATTACGCGGCGCTTGGGTCGACGAGTCTGGAGCTGGGCGGCACGTCGTTCAACGTGGACTTCAGCGCGGTTACGACGTTGGCGGCGGCTGCGAGCGTGATACAGACCGCGATGCAGGCGGTGCGATTCGGTGCGACGGCGACGGCGACGGTCGTGAGCAGCGCGCTGGTGGTAACGAGTCCGCAGGCGCAGTCGATTGGGACCGGATTCACAAATTCGGCGACGGCGCGGGCGCTCGGGCTGTTCGGCCAGAGCGTACAGGTATTCGACGGTCTGGCGGCGGAAACCCCAGTACAGGCGCTGAGCCGTATCGAGACGGAGGACGATAGCTGGTACTACGTAGCGCTCGATCCTGCGATATACGACACTTCGGCGGTGGTGGACATCGCAAACTGGGTGAATGCGCGGGTGAATTATCTCGCGCAGGATTCGACGCAGGGTTCGGCGTTGACGACGGGGGAGACGACCTCGTTCTTGGCGCAGGTGTCGGCGCTGGGGCAGCAGCGGGCGTTCGGGGTATGGTCTGCGAGCGCGGACCACAAGGCGCTCTCACTGGCTGGGCGGATGGGCAGCGTGGACTTCGAGCGGCCGGGGTCGGCGACGACAGCGAAGTTCCGTCAGTTGCCGGGGACAACGCCCGACGTTCTGACGACGGCGCAGCAGGACGAGCTGCGCCGCAAACGCGTGAATTTTTACACGGAGCAGCATGGCGCGGCAATCGTCGCGGAGGGGACGGCCTATGACGGTTGGATAGACGAACGTATATGGCTGGATTGGTTCGTTAATCGGATGCGAATGTCGATTTTCTCGCAGCTCGTCGGTTCGCGGCGGATACCTCAAACGGACGACGGCATGGCGGCTTTGCTCGACGGCGTGATAGGCGTATGTGAGATAGGCGTAAATTCGGGCTTTATCGCGCCGGGGAATGTCTCGCCCGCGTTGGCGGCGGAGATCACACTGATTACGGGCAACGCCGATTTCGATGGGTTCTTGTCGACCGGGTATCTAGTCTATGCGCCGCCGATAGCTGAGCAGTCGCTGGTGGATAGGCAAGCGCGTGTTAGCCCGCCGATAAATGTTTGGGTCAAGGGCGGCGGCGCGCTACACCGAGTTGACATAGCCATACTATTCGAGGGGTAGATAGATGAGCATTGCAATATCGGTCATTGGAACAGTTGTTGTTATAGATGGTCACACAGTGAGTGGATGGTCTGACGACGCTGATGCGCTGATGATGCCTGATGAGGTGGAATTGGCGCAGGTTACGCGCGGCGCGGATGGTCTGATGGTTGCGTCGCTGACGGGCAACAAAGGCGGCGAGGTGCAGATCAAGTTACTTGCCAATTCTGAATCGGCGCAGTACTTTGGCAGGCAAGTTTCGCATATCTTGAATGGCGGTCTTCGAGAGTTCTCGGGTACTGTGCGATATTCGAACGGCGTGGTAACGCATCTAGAGCGTGGCGTGATGACGACTGCGCCACTGGCGCTTACGCTAGGGCAAGGCCCGGCGGCGACTCGAGTCTTTCGGTTCGAATTCGAGCGAATAATCACGAACTTCGATTCGGGGCGCTATTCCTCTCCGCCCCCGGTAACGGTGTGACCCGATGATGGAAGACTTCGAGTTAGGTGAGCTGTCCGAGCCGGAGTACGTGGTTGGTGGCGTGCGGTTCTTCATTGACTTGATTCCAGCCAAGGCCGCAACGCCGATTTTCCGCCGGATTTTGCACGAGCTTCAGCACGTGGATTTCGTCGTGTTGTCTAAGGTCGTGTCGTCTGACGACATGACGCAGGTGGGGCTGAGTCTGCTCCATGAGCTGACGCGGATTCGTCCTGAGTTTTTGGATTGGCTAGAGGGGCAGCTGTTTCGCTATGTGCGGTTTCAGTCGTCGGCGACAACCCCCCAAATGCTGTCCGGGTCGGAAGATTTGGCGTTCGCCGAGCTGACGGTTTATGATTTACATGAGGTTCTGGTTCGGAGTTTGGCGCGCAATTTTTTCGCGCAATTTTCCGTTTACCAGTCCCGACGAGCTGGGGCGGCGGCTCCCCCGCCGTAGAGCCGCCGAACGTGGACGCCATACTTGCCGCGCCGATAGCTGCGGGTCTGGTGGGCGCCTACGATGCCTACTATCGTATGAGCCTGCCTGACATGCTGGATCTGTGCGAGATTTTGTTGGCACGCGCCGAGAATGAGCGACGGGCTGCGAGCGAGAAATGGCCGAGCGCGTAATAGACACCCTCATCACGGTCTTCGGTTTTCGCACTGACCGGGCGCAGTTGGACGCGGCGCGGCGCAATATCGAGTCTGTACGGCGTGGGCTGGATACGTTTGCGCGGGGCGTAGGCATCGCTGGGGCTGCTGCTGGCGCGGGGCTTGCAGCCGTTGGGCGCGCGAGTCTGGAATTCGAACGCTCGCAGAATCGTATCGCGGCGGTGTACCTCGAACAAAGTCGGGAGTCTCTCGCTCCGCTCCGCGAGCAGGCGCGTGAGCTTGGCGCGACAACGAGCAGGACGGCGACGGAGGCGGCGAACGCACAGGTTGAGCTTGCGCGGGCAGGTTTTGAGCTGAACGAAACACTTGCTGCGACGCCGCACGTACTCGATCTGGCAATTGCGGGCGAGCTCGAGATGTCAGAAGCCGCGCTGTTGTTGTCGAGCCAGCTCAATGCGTTTGGTTTGGAGGCGACGGAGGCAGCACGGGTCACCGACGTTCTCGCGGCGGTGGCATCGTCGGCGGCGACGTCGGTAGGGCAGCTTGGGCCTGCGTTGCGGCAGGTCGCGCCGTTGGCTGCGGCGGCTGGGATGTCGCTCGAAGAAGTCGGCGCTGCGCTTGGTCTGCTGCGAGACACTGGATTGCGAGCGGAAGCGGCTGGCACGGCTTTGCGAGGAATACTCGCACGGCTGTCTGACCCTGCGCCGCCGACGAGTTTCACATACGGGCTTAGAGAGTTGGGGTTGACGGCGGCGGAGGTTCGTTCGGCTCTTGAGGTCGACGGTCTAGCGGGCGTGATGCGGTTGATGCGCGCGCGCGGATTGGACGCGGCGGACGCGATACAGATATTCGGTGTTGAGGCGGCGTCGGCTGCTGCGAGCTTGGCGGCGCGAGCTGAAGACCTCGTGGTTTTCGAGCGTCGACTAGGCGACGTGGACGGTACGGCGGAGCGTATGCGCGAGCGTATGGCGGAGGGTCTGCCGGGCGCTACAGCGTCGTTCACGTCGGCGCTACAAGAGCTGATGCTCGCGCTCGGCGATGCGGGGGTCACGGGTCAGCTGCTTGGGCTGCTCGGCGTAGGCACGCGATTCTTGCGTTGGCTCGCCGAGCTGCCCGGTCCGATTCGAACGGTGGCGGGTGGTCTGGTGACCGTGACCGTGGCGCTGTTCGCGCTGGGCATTGCGGCGCGGGCTGCGAGTTTTGCGCTCGCGCCGTTGCCGCTGCGATTCGCGGCGCTGGCGGCGAAGACTGCGCTCGTGACAGTGGCGACGTGGGCATTCAACACGGCGTTGTTCGCTAATCCGATCACGTGGATAATTTTGGGCGTCGTGGCGTTGACGGCTGCGCTGGTGGTACTCGCGCTAAATTTCGACAGGCTGCGCGGGGCTTGGACGCGGAGTTTTGCCGACGCGCTTGCCGCGATGCGGGCGGTATGGGATTGGGCGTCGACTCATTGGCCGCTTCTCGCCGCGACGCTCGGCGGCCCGTTCACGCTCATCCCATATCTGCTCTGGCGATTCCGCGATACGATAGAGGAGACGCTGACGGGGCTTTGGGACTGGATCACGGGTTTGTTCGAGCGGATGTTTGGTTGGGTGGATGATTTGATTGGGCGCGTGCAAAGTTTCGTGCCGTTTTGGGGTGGCGGCGAGAATGAAACTGCTACTGCGCCGGATTTGGCGGCGATTTTGCCGAGCGCGCCTGCGTTGTCCTCTGCTGTTTCGGGCATGGGAGTAAATGGGGCGCGGCATGTCGAGGCAAGTATCCAGCTCGATAACATCAACATCGCCGTCGAACATGGTGACCCTGATGAGATAGCGGCGCAGGTGGGGCGGAGCTTGCAGACCCAGTTGCAGGATGCTGCTGAGGACTTCGGGGGGCGGATAGTCCGATGACGATGGGGCGCGACGTGGTAATCCTGCCCGGGCGGGACGATATTCCCGCGCTCGTCGGGACTGTGGATATTTACCCCGTCGAGGAGCATGATATCGGCGCGGACGTGACACGGTATCCAGTCGAGTCGGGTGCGAGTCTAACGGACAATGTGGTTATCCGCCCGAAGCGGGTGCGGCTGAGCGGGCGCGTTGCAAATCTGATGCCAGCGGCTGGGAATCATGTGTATCCCGGACGCGCGGCGGACGCTTGGCAGACGCTGATATGGCTGATGGAGCGACGCGAGCGGATGACGGTAACGACGTTGCTCGGCGACTACGATGATATGGTGATTACGCGGCTGAAAGCTCCTGTGGACGTTCGAACAGGGACATCTCTTGAGTTCGAGGTCGAGCTGTCCGAGATACTCACGGGGCGCATGGTCGAGCAACCGCTGACGCGGGTGTCAGGCGAAGCGACTGACAGGACGGCGGTGGTGGACGCGGGGCAGCGTCAGCCTGATCCGATAGATGAGCTAGCGGAGGGCGCCCCGCTACTAGCGTCGAGGTCGCCGGCGGAGGAAGAGGGATACTGGAGTTTCTCGAATTTGGTCGATCGAATTAAGCTGCTGTTTGGGTTCGGCGAGTGAATGCGACGATACGGTTGAGCGCCGACGCGAGGCAGGTGTTTACGACGCGGCTGGCTGGGCGGACGTATCGTGTGTCGGCGTGGTGGCAGCCGAGTGATGGACACTGGTATCTGTCGGTAGAAGGTGTGGCGGAGGGCGTGCGGCTCGTCGAGGACGGTATGCCACTGGCTGGGCTGTCGCCTAGTGTAGGCGGTCAGCTGTACGTTGCGGGGTCGGGAGAGCCAGGTCGATATGCTTGGGGTCAGACGCATCGGCTCGTCTTCGTCGAGGACGCGGAGCTTGGGCTATGACCACAATCCCATACCTGCGGGATGCGATGGTCGTGATTGGCGGTTTGGAGCTGCGAGATCTGTACATCAAATTTGCGATACGGTGGGAAGCGGACGCGACGGCTGCTGCTGGGGACATCGAGATTTACAATCTTGGCGACACGACGGAAGCTCGGATACATCGGCGCGGGGAGCGAGTGCAGCTGTACGCTGGATACAGGGATGCTGGGCTAGAGCAGATAGCGCATGGCGAGGTGCGGCGGGTGGAGCGTCGGCGTAGTGGTACGGAGCGAGTGACGCTGATTCGATTCGGCGGCTCGGTAGCCACCGTCACAGCGGCGGTTTTCGCGCAGACCTATGAGGGGCCGGTGTCTTTGCGGACGGTGATAGCGGACGTAGTGGCGACGATGGAAGGCGTAGACGTTGGTGATGTATCTGCGATACCGGCGGATGCGATGGTACGGGGGCGGTCGTTCGCGTCGGCGTCGTCTACGGCGCTGACGGGGCTGCTTCTACCTCACGATCTGACGTGGTACGAGGAAGACGGCGCGATAAGTGTAATGGCTCGCGGTGAAAGTGTTGTCGGGGCGTCGGCGTCTCTGGTGATTGGCGAGCGGTCGGGGATGGTTGGGACGCCGACGGTCACTGATGACGGCGTGCGAGTTCGTGTGCTGCTTGATCATCGAGTTCGGCTGAACACACGATTCCGCCTAGAGTCAGTGGCGGTTGAGGATGGGGATTATCAGGTCGTGAGCTACGAGCACCAGGGGGATAATCGCGGGGGGGGCTGGTACACGGATATCGAGGGGCGTCCGGTAGCGTGAGAAAAGGGGAGCCCCACTAAGCCCGGAGCTGCGTGTCGTCTTAGCGGGGCATGTGTTGCGCGAGCGGCATACGGAGGTCAGTAGGCAAGTGGTTACTGCGCTCGCCGCTCGCGCGAAATGAATGATAGGCTATCGAGCATGGACATTGCAACTCACGACGGGAACCTGAGTCTTGACGCGCACGGGCATCTCGCTCTGGTGTCGGGCGCTATAGGTCTTCGCCAGCGCATCGTCACACATCTGCGATTTTGGCGGGGAGAATGGGCGCTGGATACGGACGCGGGCATACCGTACTATGAGCGCGTCCTGGGTCGTCAGCCGCTGGCGGTTTCGACGGCTGCGATAGCGACGGCTGTGCGGCGGATTCCCGGTGTGCGGCGGATCGAGTCTCTGGAGGTCGAGTCGTCGCCTAACGACCGCGCCGCGACGCTGCGATTGTCAGTGGATACGGACGAGGGCGCGATATTCGTGGAGTTGGGGATTTAGGATGCCGACGTTTACCCCGCAGGGTCTTGTGCCGCAGACTCTCGCTGAATATGTAGACGACCTCACGGGGGTGTTTCGTTCGGTACTTGGCGCGGATATGTCCACCGCGCCTGAGTCTCCGCAGATGCAGATAATCGGCGCGCTGGCGGTGCGATTTGCGCGCCAAGATGAGGCGGTTATCGCGGCTGGCGCTGGGATGTCGCTCTATGAGGCGTCGGGGTCTCAGCTGGACAAGTGGGGGACGCTGCTCGGCATGGCGCGGGGCGCGGGTTCTCGCAGCACGGTTCGGCTGACCCTGACGGGCGCGCCGAACGTGATCGTGCCTTCCGGCAGTCGGGTAGAGTCGGATACGGGCGCGATATTCTCGACGGACGCGGCGGCGACGATACCTGCGAGCGGCTCAGTGGATGTGGATGCGAGTGCCGAAGAGATTGGCGCCGTGGTGGCGGGCGCTGGGACGATCACGACGCTCGTAGACGTGGTGGCGGGCTGGGACAGCGTGACGAACGCGGCGGCGGCGGCGGCGGGCGTGGAGCGTGAGACGGACGCCACATATCGGCTGCGGTACACAGCGCGGTCGAGCGCTCACGCGCGAGATGGGTTGAGCGCGATTCGGGCGCGGCTGTTGAGCGTGGCACGGCGCGCAGTGGTGCGGGACAACCCCACGAGCGCGGCGGTGACGGTGCAGGGGGTGTCGCTCCCTGCGCGTGCCGTGTTGTCTGTGGTGCAGGGCGGCTCGGACGCGGACGTTGCGGCGGCGATTCGGGCGACGAAGCCCGTGGGGATTCCGACGGCAGGGACGACGACGGTGGGCGGCATCTCGTTTTCGCGCGCCGTTCCGACGCGCGCGCGCGTGGCGGTGACCATATCAGTGGGCGCGGCGTTCCCGCCTGACGGCATATCGCAGATACAGAGGCGCGTTGCCGACTGGAGCATTGCCGCGTGGTCTAGCGGCGTGGGAGACTTCGATCTGAGCGGGCTGGCTATCGGGGAAGGCGTTGTCGAGGCGCGGCTGTACAGCCCGATCAACTCCGTGCCGGGGCACGAGGTGACGGCGCTGACTGTGACGGACGCCTCGAATATGCCGCTCCCCGCGACTACGCCGTTGACGACGCTGTACACAATAGAAGAAGCTGACGTGTCGGTGACTGTGTCGTGACGTCGGACATCCTGATACAGCAGTATCGCGGCGGGGATGTGGCGGAGTTGGTGGACGCGCTTGGCGCACTGGTGGACGCGCGGCTGCGGGACGCAGTGGAGTCGATAGAGGGGAGTCTGGATCCAAGCGTGGGGGGCGTGTGGCTGGACCACATCGGGCAGCGTCTTGGGTTGCCGCGTCCTCTGGTGTTGGCAGTGGCGTTCTTCGGCTTTGACGATGCGGGGGTCGGCTGGGGTCAAGCGCCGTATGTGTCCCCAGCTACGCGCCATGCAAGTCGTGTAGGCGTGGCGGACGCCATATACAGGATGCTGCTCGCGGCGCGGGGCCGCTACATTCTCGGCGGCGCGGACGGGGAGACGCTTACCGCAGTGCTGGATATACTGTATACTGACTTCAGAATTGATGACCCAGGGACGTTGGACGTGACGCTGCACATCCCGACTGATGTGGACCCGACGTTGCAGGCGGCGGTGACGGCGAGCATGGACGAGATACTCCCCCGCGCGGCGGGGGTGGCCTATACGGTGATGGCTGACCTATGACGACGCGAGACTCCGACGCGCTAAATATCGAGAAGTGGGCGGCTACGGGCGATGTAGCGACACCCGAAAGCACGGGGTTGACTCGCGCGACGGGCTGGCCGGCGAGCTATTCGCAGGTCGGCGGGGACACTCCGAGCCGCGAAGTCTTCAATCAGATGTTCCGCGAGATTACGGGCATGTTGAACGAGGTCAACACGCGCGGCGGTATCCTGCCATGGGACACGTCGATAGCGTATGTACATCCCGCGCTGGTCATGGGAGGCGATGGGACCGTCTATCGCAGTGTGCGGAACAATACGGGCGTAAATCCGACGACTGACGCTGATGCGAGTGACTGGGAGCCGGAGTTCCGCGAGCCGCTATCACAGATTATCCCGACGACTGGCATTACGGATTACGATGATCTAGCGCTGGCGCCGGGGGCGCTGATTGGCTATGCGCTGGTATCGTCGGCGATAACGACCAACCGCCCGTTGGATTACTCCGGCTCCGGGCTGCTGATGCAATATCGCGCGCCCGGCACGCCGCATCAGTGGCAAATAGTCTACCCGCATTCGCCGACCGTGCCGCATGGGATCTCGTACTTTCAGCGGCGGCAACATGGCGGCAGCGGGAACTGGGGCGCGTGGGGAACGTCGGGGACGCACTTCAGCGTAATATGTACGGATGGGACTGCAACGAATCCTCAATTCCACTCTGATTCGCAAAACATTTCTGGTTTGGTTCGGGATGGATTGGGTCACTTCGAGGTAACGATAGCGCTCGAGGCGCCGATAGGTCGGATTTCGACGATACAGGCGACGGCGGTGCAAAATAACGCGCATCGGAATTTGCAAGTTCATTCGACACAATCGATATCATCGACGCAATCGAACGCGACATTTTGGCTAATCTGTTTCGACAATAATGGGCAGCAACAAAATCCGACGAGTTTTTTCTCGGATGGGTTCTTGTCGCCGAAGGCCGCAACTTAAATAGGAGAGATTGAATAAATGCCCGCCCCTGCCACTGCGCCTGAGCCTGAGTACAACAAAACGGACCGGAATCGAGAGCATCCGCGTTGGTATTTTCTGGCGCACAATCACCCAACGAAGGGGCATTTTCGCGCGGGCGGATTGGCCCAGACGTTTGCGACGCACGAAGAAGAGTATGCCGCCTATGAGGAGTGGGCGCGCGAGTATATTCAGCCGGGTCAAGTGTATGAGATTTTGCCGCGTTCGACCCACACAGAACACGAGAGGCAGAACCTCGGCGGGATGTACTTCTACAATGCTTGGGTGCATGAGCCCGGGTCGGACGCCAAGAAAATCGGCGGCGCAGTATTGAACATGCCGTTCGCGCGCGCGATATTTCGGCATCACATTCGCCAAGTGCGCGACCCTTTGCTGAACGCGCTGGATGTGGAATACTACAAGGCGCAAGAGACGGGGGCGGACACGACGGACATAGTAGCGCGGAAGCAGGCATTGCGCGACTTGCCGCAGGACCCGCGAATCGAGGCGGCGACGAACGCGAACGAGCTTTTCGCGGCGTGGCCGACGGAGCTGCTCGGCGAGCGCTCGACGGAAGGGCGCGGGCTGCCCGCGCAAGGCTACTACGAATCGCCGGGGACGTACTGATGCGAGCGGCCAAGTTTCTCGCGGGTTACGTCCCCTGCGTTCTGTTTGCTCTGGGGTGCTATCATCTGTACGATGAGGCTCCGGAGATGAGCCGCATCGCAAACCACGTGCTGGGCGTGGTTTTCGCGCTAGTGGTGGGGCTGATTTTGTACGGGTTGGCATATGCCAAATTTAAGGTCAAGGACTAAGCTCATCGGCGTCTGGGCGGTCTGTATCGGGCTGGCGTATGCGCTCCACATCTCGCCTAGCGGCGAGATTGCGCTGGGGCTGTTTTTCTCGCTGGCGGTAGGTACGGGGCTGCTGATGACGGTCATGCTGATTTGGTTCTTGGTGACCAGCCGAGTTCTTTTTGAGGAATGAGTGTGGAGTATCGAGGCAGAGCGGGGCAGATGCGCCGGCCTGTGGCGCGCTGGCTACTGGACAGGCAGGGCGCGCATGTGCCGGTAGGCCTGCTCATAGCGTGGCTGCTCTTCCTACTCCCTCTCGATGTGCCGATACATGTGCGGATTGGAGCGTGGCTCTCAGCGGCGGCGCTGTTTCGTGGATTTATGCAGTATGAACTGACTGAGGATGCGGCGATAAACGATCAGGCATATCGTGATATACAGGGGATGGTCGTCGGGCTGGTCATCGGCGTGATAGCATCTCTGGTGTATATCGTGGTAGCTGAGTATCTGAGTGCAGTGCCTGAGGTGAGATAGTGCCTGAGCTGACGGCCGAGATTACAGAAGTCAGGGCGCGCGACGACGGCTATACGGCTGTCATCGCGGTCAACGACGAGGTCGACGGTGGGATGGCCGTGGACTTGGCGGCGCTGGATCTGGATACGTATCGGCGCAATCCGGTGGTGCTGTGGAATCACGAGCGCGAAGAGCCGCCGATTGGCCGCGCGACGGAGTTGCGCCAGGACGAGGCGGGGCGAATCGAGGCAGACTTCGAGTTCGCGCCGGACGACCAGCGCGCTTCGAGTTTGCGTAATCTCTGGGATCGGGGCTTCTTGCGCGGCGCGAGTATCGGCTGGCGACGGCGCTCGGACGGGCAGAACGAGCTGGTGGAATGGTCTCTAGTCAGCGTGCCTGCCGACCGTGACGCGGTGCGCGCGGCGACAGAGATAATCGGAGGGGAAGAGTCGATGACAGACGAGGAAATCCGCGAGCTGGTGGAGCAGGCGCTGTCGGCGCAGGCCGAACAGTTTGCGAGCCAAATCGCAGAGCTGCGAGAGAGTGGGGAAACACAAATGGCGGCGGCTGAGCGCGCCGAGCTGCTGGTCGCCACGCGCTCGCTGATAGCCGACGACGTGGACACGACTGCGATGACAGACCGCGAGATACTGACGCTAGCTATCGGAGACGAGCTGCCGGATGCGGAGCAGCGCTCGACGGGCTATCTCCGCGCCACGCTCGACGGAATCGTGGAACGGCGCGCGGCGGCGGAGCGACCGTCCGCGCCACCGACGAGCTACGGCGGCAGCTACAGCTCTGGAGCTGCGATACGAGCGATGCAACGGGCGGAGGTCAGCTGATGGTTACCCCAGTGATACAGAGCGCATATCGACGCTACGAGCAGGCTGGGTGGCCTGGCGCGCTGGCGCGTCCGCACGCTCCCTACGCCTTCGACTCTGGCCAGATCAGAGTCCCTACTGGCGGGGTAGCCCCCGCGCCGGGCTATCCCGTCTACTGGGACGCGACGAACAACCGTTTCGCGCTCCCGACGACGGACGCGCTGAATCAGACTGTCTGCGGTATCCTGAGCTATGACGGTGGCACAGTAGCGTCGTCGCTTTCAGCGACGACGGAAAACTCCCCGCTCGGGATAGAGTACAAAAATGACGCTGTTGTGAAGATCGGCGTGCTTGGCACGTTCTGGGGCATCGCGGCTGAGGCCATGAAGTACGGCGACCTCGTGGAATGGGAATGGCGAACGACGTCCCCGACCGTTACGGACGGGGAGCAAAGATGGAAGAAACGCACAGGTTTCGCGGCCAGCGCGCCTGAGCTGCCCGCGGCGGGGGATACGAACGGCTTGTCGACGGCGTGGAACGCGGCGACGGCGAAGACGGCTATAGACGCGATTATCGCGTCTGTGTACAGCGCGGTGACGGTGGGCGTCTACCGGCTGCCGATTGCAGTGGCAGACCCGCAGCCGGTGTCGGCGGGCGAACTCGTGCTGCTCCGCGTCGGATATCAGGTGAGATAAGAGGACATCATGGCGGACATTTTTGGACGCGAAATCTATGACTATCAGCACCTGCGCTACCTCGAAGAGTCCGGGCGACTACAAACCGCGCAGCAGCAGTGGGCGCGGCAACGAGGTTACCCGCCGCACGACTTCCACGCGCTGGAAAATCTGCGCGCGCAGCCGATTCACACGCGAACGGAAGAATCAGCACAGGCGTTCGGGTTCGTAACGAACAACCTGCAAGCGATCCAGGCCATGATCGACGAGATCCTCTATACAGAGGATCGGCTGACGGAGATGGTCCCGCTGGCTATGGACGTGCCGGAAAACGTGGCGACCTACGCCTACCGGGTGATAGACCGCGCTGGAGAGGGCGCGTACATCTCATTCGACGGCACTGACGCGCCAGCTGCGATGGTCTCACAATTTCTCGTGCCGTATGCGCTGGAGTACGCGGGCATCGTACCGCGCTGGACGATGGAAGATTTTCGCCGGGCGCAGGCGGCGGGCTTGCCGCTGGATACGGAGACCATCGAGGCAGGCACGCGCGGCGCGATGAACCACATGGAGCGCGTGGCATTCACTGGCGACGACTCGCGCAACCAAAAGGGGTTGACGAATCAACCCGTCCCGACGATCAATGATACGCCGACGGGAAATCAGGTGTACTATCGCTCCGCAACGGATCAGGTGCAGAGCATGGACGCCGACGCGATGGTGGCGTTCCTCCAGTCCCACACGACGAATATCATCACACAAACCCAAGAGGTCTTCGGGCGGACACTCACAGGCGACCTGTGCATCTACATGCCCATTGCGGCAGCGGCGGCTGTAAGCGAGACGCGGCTAAGTGACACAGGGATGAATGTGTGGGAGTATTTCTCGCGCAATAACTCGTGGCTGAGTTACACGGGCCGAATGCCGACGCTCAAGTGGCTGGCTGAACTGGACACAGCGGGAGCGGTCTCCAGCGGCGGCAACGACAGGTACATATGGGCGGTGAAGGACAGGCGGGTAATGGAGATGGCAGTCCCGATCATGCCGCGCGTGCTGTCCGTTTTGAACAATGCTTACTCGATCAGCGCCCCGATCGAGTACAAAATGAGCGGGTTGAACGTGAAGAGGCCTACGAGCATCATCTACGTGGATCCGAGCTGACCGATGACGCGCGAACTGGCGTGGTAGATGCCGACGACTGCGATGACGTTGAGAGACACGCCTGCCGACGTAGTGGCGGGTCTATCCCTCGCCGCGGGCGTGGTCTATGCGCTACAGGCGCAGGGCGCGCACCCCGCACTGCTGCACTTCGGCGGCGCGAATGCTCCATCCCCCACGCCCGCGCCGCCGCTGCTGATACTCGTCGAGAGCGAGTCGTTCCCGGTCGAGGTGAGCGAGGAAAATATCTGGGGCTGGACGTATGGCGGGCAGACGACGCGACTCACAGCGACGCGGATGCCCATGTCGCTCGGCCCTCCCCGCGCTATCGAGGCAGTGGACGTTTCGAGCGGCGACTATGTGCGCGAGCGGGGGTTCGTGCTGCAGGTCAATGCCGCCGGAGATGTGGCGTACACGCCGATGGACGGCGGCTCGACGAGCAGGACTGAGACCTTCAGCGCGGCTGGCTTCGTCGGAGTCGCTGGCGTCCCGGTCGCTCTGCGCGCGGTGCATCGATCTGGGACGACGACGGGGCTTTCCCTTACTGCCGGGCTTCTCTGATGCCGGGGCCGCCGCCCGTGCGCCCACGCCGCGCCGACGAACGGCGGTATCTGCGCGCCTTGCGCGCGCTCCTCGACCCGACGATGATAGGTCTGCTCGACCGTCTCATAGTGGCTGGGGGCTACGTTGAGGCGCTGCGGATTCTCGCCAATACCCCTGTCGCGCCCGACGAAGAGATACCGGGTCTGGCGCGCGAGCAGATAGAGGCGATAGACGAGTATCACCGCAACCGTACTCTGGCGACGCTGGGACGGGCTCTAGTTGTGGACATCCGCCCTTTGCTGACGCGGGCAGCCGTGCGCCCGTTCATCGAAGGGCGAATCGCGGAAAACGTATCGCTGATCCGAACAATAGAGCCACGCTATCATGCCGCCCTCCGTCAGGACATCACGCAGCTCCAGGCGGACGCGCCGTTCGATAGACAGGCGCTGCGCCGTTTGCTCGCGCGCGATTACCGCTCGGCGGGGAAAAATCTCAAGAGGCTGACGCGCGACCAAAACAACAAGATGGTCGGACAACTCACAGAGATTCGGCAGCGGCAAGTCGGCGTGGCACAATACATCTGGCGGACGAGCGAGGACGAGCGGGTTCGCTCGGAACATCGCGTGAAGAACGGGCGTCGAATCCGCTGGGACGATCCGCCGGCTGACACTGGCCACCCCGGTCAGGACATACAGTGTCGCTGTGTGGCGCAGGCGGTCATAGAGAGCGCCCCAAAACCGGAGTAGGTCGTGCTGTTGTTGATGTGTCCAGTACTGTTTTATTGCGGATTTTCACCAGTCCAGTTAGCTACGGCTGGGCTGGTGATCTATTATAGCCGATGGGAGATCGGGGGCAATCCGCATCGATGACGACTGAGAGTTTCGCTGACGTCCGCTCGCTGACGACGCTGCTCCGGCGTGCCGTCGGACGCGAGTTGCTGGACGTGCATACCGCGCTGCCCGGTATCGTGGACACCTACGATGCGACCAGCCGACGCGCGCGAGTGGTCCCAGCTATCCGACTGCTGCTCGACGACGGCTCGCTGCTCGACAGGCCGCCCGTAACGGATGTCCCTGTGCTTTTTCCGTCCGGCGGCGGCTTGTCTCTGACTTTCCCTCTTCAGCGAGGCGACCCCGTGCTGATGATTTTCTCGCAGCGGGGGATGGACGGATTCAAATCGTCGTATACGGTCAGCCCGCCGTCTCGCGGGCCGATAATGGACATGTCCGACGCGGTGGCGCTGGTTGGGTTCGGCTCGGTGCTGACTACCCCTGCGAGCGCGACAGGCGCGGCGATACAGACGGACGACGGCACGACTAGCGTGGTCGTCGAGCCGTCGGGCGAAGTCAACGTCGTCGCGGCGGGTGAAGTCACGATTCGGGCTACCCAAATCAATCTGCTGACGGCGTAGGGCGATGCGCCCATGCCGCGAGTTGCGCGAGCAGGTGTAGATACTGTCGGCGGGGGGGTCATCCGCCCTGGCGGACAGTCTCTGGCGCTCATCGACGGCTACCCTATCGCTGTCGTCGGGGACGCGGTGGAGTCTCACGGCCCGCCCCCTCACGCCGCCGCCGTTCTTCTCGGTGGCTCTCCTCTCACCACGATAGACGGCGTGGCGATAGCGCGCGAGGGGGATGTGGCATCCTGCGGCCACGCGGTCACGTCGTCGGCGCAGGTGTATGACTACGATACCGGCGTTCCGACGCCGTCTTTCGGCGTGTCGCTCGCGGACGCTGTAGTCGTCGCGGAATCCCTCGTCGTAGTCGGGGGCGCGGTGTCAGTCGCGCTGGCCGACCTGTGGGCGGCCATGGGTTTCGGGTTCGACTCGGCTGGATACGGATTCGATCAAGCCCCGTTCGATGTGCGAGTCGAAGAGCTGGCGAGCGCTGTCGGACGCGACGTTCTGCTGTCGGATGCGGTTGCGCCGCTGGAATCGCTGGCTGTGTCTGGTGGACGTCTGCTTATGTCGCTGTCGGATGCTGTCGCGCCGAGCGAGTCTCTCACGCTGGGACAAAGCGCGGAACTTGTAGATGCGGTTGCGCCGTCGGAATCGCTGGCGGCATCTGGCGGGCGTCTGCCTGTGTCACTCTTGGACGTGTGGATGGACGTGAGCTTCGGTTTCGACGCGGCGGGGCTGGGATTCGATCAAGCTCCGTTCGACGCGCGCGCGGAAACGTTGGACGCGGAAGCGGGACACGCGCGCCATCTCGCGGACGCTGTACAGCCGTCGGATGCTCTGGCAGTGTCGGGAGGCGGGATACCTGTATCGGCGTCGGACGCGGTTGCCCCGTCGGACGCGCTGGCGGTGATAGTCGGCGTGGAAGTCGAGGCGTCCGACGCGGTAGCGGTGGCGGATGCTCTCGTGGCTACTGGCGGACGGCTGCCTGTGTCGCTATCGGACGCGACGCAGCCGTCGGAGTCTCTCACGCTGGGACATGGCGCGGAGCTTGCGGATACGGTTACGCCGACAGATGCGCTCTCGGCGCGCGGCGGGACGATACCTGTAGACCTCGCGGAGCTGTGGGTGTCTACGGGCTTCGGGTTCGACGATGCCGGACTCGGATTCGATCTCGCGCCGTTCGGTCTGCGCGCGGAGTCTCTGGCTGTGGCGGCTGGGCATGAGCGAACACTCGCGGACGCGGCGCTGCCCAGAGAGTCGCTGGCTGTACTGGGCGGCCGCCTGCCAGTGTCGCTCACAGACGTGGTGGCGGCGGTGGAAGATGTGGACGCGGTGAGCCAGATCCCCGTCGAAGTGTCGGATGCTGTCGCGGCGTCGGATGCGCTGGTTGCAACAGGCGGACGGCTGCCTGTGTCGCTATCGGACGCGACGCAGCCGTCGGAGTCTCTCACGCTGGGACATGGCGCGGCGCTGTCGGATACGGTTACGCCGTCAGAATCTTTGGCGGCTCGCGGCGGGACGATACCTGTATCCATATCCGACATATGGGACACGGGCGGTTTCGGTTTCGACGGCGCGGGCGTCGGGTTCGACCAGCAGCCGTTCGGCGCGCTCACGGAACGGCTGACCACGCGATTC